AATTTTTGTTTGCTTATCTAGGTCCATTAAACTTTTAACTAATGGATTATCTGGCATAGCTCCTGCCTTAGCAAGACCTGTAATCATACCAGCAGAAGCAGTTGGATTAGTTTTTAGGAGTGCTCTTAGGTTTTCTCCTTGAGCGCCAGTTACTAGACTAGCCGCTTTTAGCGTATCTGAATAATCTGCTTGCGTTTGGGTCAGTTGTCTTTCTTCGACTCCAATAAGAATGGGTAAACCGTTGGCATTTTTACCAACTGTCGGTAAACTCATATTCTTCCTTGATTTGCTGCTACCTCAAGAATGTATTTTAAGTCTTGATTTGTTGGGTCCATCATGTACATTGCTTGTACCATTTGCAATGATTGGTCAGGCTTAGGAGATATCATAGGAGGTGCTACAATAGCATCTGGTCCTATTTGGTTACCAAATGAAAGGCCGCTAGTTGGGTCTCCCTCTGGATTCATATCATTTAAACCTGGGAGTGGAGCCATCTTTGGTGCTGGTGCTTGTGAGCCAGAAGCAGACACAGTTGGATTGCCAGCTAGTGGCGCTGCTTTAGCATTTGCAAAAGTTTGCTCGCCCTGCCCCTGTGGTAAACCTGGTATGTATTGCGCCTTCTGTGTATTTGTAGCCATTTGACCATTGCTTCCATTTGGTGAAACATTCATAGGATTGTATTGTGGTCCGCCGTTGGCTCCGCCACTTCTGCCTTTAACTCCAGCCACGTTACCTCCTATTTAATATGCTTGGGTTGTACTTTAGATAAATAAGGTCCTGATGTAAATGCTGTTAACTTACTTGCAATTTCCATTGCTTGATAAGCATCAGCACCAGCATGTAATGCACCAAGTGCATATGCTGCTCCTGAACCTGCTGCGTATACTCCGTGCTCAGTTTTAGATACTGAACAATCTTGGTCTATATCAAATATCTCGCCACCAACTGCGATAATGAATTGGAATCTAAGTTCCTTACTATCTTCATCAAAGTTGTAGCCATTTTCGGATAGACACTTACGAAGTGAAGGCATAACCTTCGCAATCATAAAATGATATAAATCTTTTCTTTCAGTCTTTGATGGAACTGGTGGTTCCCATATATGCTGCGCTACATCACAAGGAAGAACTTCCCCTGAGCCAGCGATTAGAAATGATCCGCGCTCTGAAATCTTTTGAACATCTGGATGTGAATATATCTTTCCACCATCATCAGTTGTTTGACTATCAGCAACAATGATTGCATTGTCGATATGCTCTATACCAATAATTGTTGTCATTGTCCCCTACTTAGTTGTTATCTTCTGTTGACTGTCCTAGCGGTTGAAGTTGCTTCACCGTTTCCTGACATACTTGCGAATAAACTTTGGATTGTTGGAGCACCCTGTGCTTCCATTGGAGCGCCTTGTGCCTGGGCTTGTTGCGCTTCTTCTGGAGGTGTAGGGCCTCCTACTGGAGCACCAGCGGGAACAGGGGACGTTTGCTCAACCGAAGGGGTGGCACCAGCAGGAGGATTCTCTGGCGCGAATATGTCCCCAATGGCGTCTTCAATAGATTTGCCACCTTGCCGCGCTTTGATAACCTCCGCAATCTTGTTAATGACGCTACTTGGGTCTGCCCCAGATGTTGCCATTTGTGGGATTGCTTGGGTGTATGCTTGAAGAGAAGCAATAAGCGCGTTGCGCATATCTTCAACTTCAATCTTTTCTTGTTCTTGGGTTACATTCACATTGAATGGTAACTCGCGCATAGCCATATCCTTAGATATTAACTTACCGCCAAGTGCCTGTAGCATGAATATAAGACCTTGGGCTGGGTTTAGACCAGCAAGCATTCCATAGCGGACATCCGCTGAGTAATCCTTCTTGATATCCTTTGTAGGAGTATATGTAATTTCGTATGGAGAGCCAGAGTCTACACCACGAATAGTTTTTTCTTCTGGGAATATTTTCTCATCTACCTCAAAGCAGATTCCAATGATATCTCGCAGAGCTGCAGCAAAGATTGCTTGTGCTGATTTAACCTGGGTATCAAAAGCACCCATAAGAGCCTGTACGCCTTGTCCTGTGACAATAGAGGCATCAATATTACCAGTACGTGATTCTGGATAACGAGAACCAACTCGAAGTTCCTGATTAAGAAGTTGTGCTTCAGTAAATGCACCTTGTGGAATAGTTAATTCAACACGACGGACACCTGCTGGGTTAGATGTACGGATAACCGCATCTCCACCAAGTTGGAGTTCTTGAACATCTTGTGGTAGAACAATAGGAGCCTGTACAGATTTCTCCGCTGCTTCCATTGCTAGCAACGCAAAGCGGTTGCGAAGAAGTTGAATTCCTAAAATGTCATCAAATTGTCCACGAAGCTCTCCGTCAATAGAAGGCTTACGTGCAACAATTATCATCATTTTACCAAGAGGGTTCTTGGCCTTTGAAAGGATTAAGTTATCTTTCTGTGGTAAGTAAATGATTGATTGGTCTTTGTCGTAGTAACGAATCATTTCAACCTGAGCGTTCAAGTCCTGCTTGTAGCCACTGCTACCAAGTAGTTCTCTCTCATACTCTGGGAATTGTGAAACAAGTTCGCCTACAGTTAAGACATATCTTTTCGCAAAAGCAACGCAACGTCCATAGCGGTCAAATTCTGGGTAAGCCCCAATTGGATTTTCTATGCGGATACGTGGCAATCTGCTCTCTTCGTCCAATTCAATAAAGAATGGGACAAAACCATATGTGATATACCAATCAGCACCTGAGTACATCTGTACTGCGAGGTCTGAATTCTGGAAGTAATTAGATGCGATACGGGTACGCTTGTCTGCAAAGGTACGCGCTCTATCTGAAACTTGATTTGCTGCTGAGCAGTTTACTGCTGGAAGTGGAGCCATTACCTCAGATAGGTCTCTGGCTACAATATCAATAAAGTTAGCTACTACGTTGGCATCTACGCCATCTGGAAAGAAGTCAGGGTATACTTCAGCAATTTTACCTTTACGGACAGCAAGAACGTCAAGATTACGAGAATCTCGTTCACTGTTACGATAGCGCAGAGATTGAACCCGTGCTGCTACCTGCTCCATTGATAATGCCATTGTTGTCCTATCCGAAAGTTTCAGACCATTGCTCAGCAAAGGCCTCATCTAAGTTGAGTGAACCTCTAGAGGACTTTTGCGCTCTAGTTGCCCAACGATTTGTTTGATACTGCCCGACCCTACTAGATGTCTGCATCAACTCGCGTACACGAATGATGGCAAACCATAAAGCCATTACACAGTCAGTTGGGTTCTTAGTGTCAGGTTTCCAAGTAATTAGTTGTTGTACTAAGGACTTGAGTCCTTCAGAACCTTCGTTAGAAGGTAATTCTATAATGTTGTTATCCTGGAATCTTCCATCTCGCTCACTACCAAAGAGTGATGCCATAGATGCTACACCAAATGATGTGTCCCACTTATTTTTTCCAGTAAAATGTGAGTTAAGTTGACAGCCCCACTGAGCCAAATAGTTACGAAGGTCCGTATCCATAGCATAGTACTTCTGGTGGGCGTTGATTTCTACCCTAAACTCTTGAGGTTTGTACTTCTCTACCCATTCATGGATAAGAGCATTTTCCTTTTGAGGTGTCGGGTCAACCATATTGATACAGTCTAAAACATAGACCTTGCCGTCGGCGCGATTATAAGTAACTGCTACAAAAGCAGAGCGTCCAGAGACAGCAGGGTCAAAGCCAATTACGGTATATGTAGATTCAGAGTGCTTAGGATGTCCTGGGACTCCTGGCTTTAGTGGTCCGCGCTTTCGCATTCCATTTACAGAGCCAGCTACAAGGGTAGGTGAGAAGATAGAGTTCGACTGAACATCTTCCTGCTGGTATACCATTGCCCATACCGATGGGGCTACTTCTCCACGTCGCTTGAAAAGCGATGGACCATCCCATTTAGGATATAGACCGTCTTCAAATTGCTCGTCTATATCGTTTTCTTGAATGTTGGTCTTGGGCCAGAGTGTTTTCCACTTGGCTGGGTCTTCGTCAAACTCTAGTACGGCTGGCATAGCGCAGTATGTGAAAGGTGTCTTTCCACCTGTCCATTGGTCGCCAGAGCGTATCATCTTGTAAAGGTCTATAGGCGCGACACGGGTTCCTACTATAAGTAATTTTCCATGTCGCCCTAAGCGCGTGATAACTTCCTTTTGAAGCCATTCAATTTGCTTCTCCCACTCATGGGCATTTGAGTTCATCACAACGTCGTCTAGGATAATCAGGTCGGCACGTGCTCCGTAAATCTGAGAGCCAAAGCCTAGGGCTTGAACTGTTGGGTCTTTCTCGCCAGAGTCTCGACCTGTACCTAGATAAATCATATCGGCTGACCATTGGGTTGCGTCTGCCTTGTAACCGCCATTAGGACCGAATGCGGTCTGTAGCTTCATGTAGCCAGGATGGCTTAATCTTGTTTTGATTGCTCCAAGAAATTTACGTGCCATACCTTGAGTCTTAGATACAATAATGACGCGAGCGTTAGGGTTAGTAACAATCGTATAGAGGACGTAGTTCGTCGTGATTGTCGTTGACTTGGCGTGTTCTGGTGGGACATTGATGAGTACACGTTTTGGGTCTCCTGGCTCGTAAGTCATACCCGAAGGTTGCCAGCTTGGTTCGCGGCCTTCAATAAGGTCTAGCCAGGTAAGCTGATGGTCAAAAAGGGTAGTATCTAGAAATTGTTCTGAAAAGTCGGGGTAGGTTATATTCTTAAGTTCTGCTAGGTCTACCTTTACACCTTTGCCTGAAAGGCGGGCCTTATCGGCTTTCTCCTTGAAAGATTCGTCCTGCATTACCCACTGACGGAAGGCTGTATCTTGGCGACCGACGGCTGCCATAGCAGCGGTTATGGTTGCTCCCTGGGCTAGTAGGGCTAGTACCTTTTCCTGGGCTTCTTCCTTTGGGACCGATTGGACCCCTGGTTTTCTTCCCATTTACATCCCCCAAAAAACGCTCATTTAACGGTGGGGTAAAACGGCATAATATCCCCATTATAATATAATAAATTATAATATTTGCTATTAGGAGCCCCGCAGCAACAAGCGGAGCGGGCTCCGTATATGTATTGATTATACATATAAGATAACCCGTTCAAACGGGTAAAACGAACATATTATTATAATAAATATTTTATTTACGCTCAAATAAGTCGCAGGGCGACTATATATATACCCCCCATATAATATAACAGAAAATAATTATTGGATACTATATACCCTATTGCTTCCCAAATTAAATAACCCTGGGGTCAAATCATTCTATCGTCACCAATCATTAGCAAATTATCTTTCTAGCGGTGGTGAACTATCTGCCTAGCACTATTCTAGAGAGGGGGAATTCTCTGCTTATACCATATTAAAGCGATTTCATGGGCAAATAAATAAATAATTTTCCCGATGTCCTAAGTTACCGAAAGAGCCGAGCCAGTAACATAGCCTGTGGATAACCCAGCAATAGTTATCCCCATTGTGGATAAACCCTGTGGATAACTTTCAACACAAACCTGAGTGTATCCTGAGAGTTACCTGAGCAACGCGGTCGGGCGTGTCGCCCAACACAAACTGGACATAATTGACAAATAAGTCTAAAGATGATACAATTAGACAAATGCCGAGAAAATGTCCAGATTTCGCTCTATAATAGAGAAAAAAAGATTTTCTTTATTTTGAGGTTTTGAGTGTTGTTTTCTTGGAAAATAGGCTATTCTTGAGCCATGCCAAAGGGCATGAACTACCCAAAGAAAAGGAAGAAAAAATGACATCATCACCAAAGGCTCCAAAGGTAGTAATTCTCGACTCACAAACCCAAGAAAACTACGCTGAGGTTTTACACGCTAAGGAAGAAAGCAACACCGCAAATTTCAATTTCCTTGCCTATGTCGCAAAGGTATTGAAAGCCAAATCTCTAACCCAAGAAGTCTTAGAGAATTCGATAAAGGCAGAAAGCAAAGCGGCAACGATTTCAGCTGAATTTAAGTCTGGTCATGTTAAATCAGCCGTCATCGCTCAGGCGATAGTCGAGCAAATTCCCGCCGTTAAAGATAAGCCCGTTGCCAAAGTCTTAACAATGGCAACACGCGTGTTAGACGATAAGAAAGCCAAAGGCGCGCTTGCCCATATTAAGCAATTCGACACCTTTGAGGAACTAGATGAGAACACGCTCACCAAAGCAGAATCTCAGGCACGCGATAAAGGTGAAAGTATTGCCGACGATATTGCCGACAAGAAAGAAAACATCACCATTGAAAACCTATTAGAGAATTTCGTTCAATTCTTTAATGGCAAGAATCTAAAGGACTTAAGCACTAAGGACTTAGAAGTTGCTAAAAAGGCTTTCAATATCACGCTCGCAATAGTTAAGAACAGCGAGAAAGTCGCTTAAGTAATCCGAGAGAATAGCCTCGACCCGAAAGGGTCGGGGTTATTTTTTTGCGCAAAATTCGGCCGACACAAACCCGACACAAACATTTTCACATAGCGCAGACCCGCATAGAGCAGACCCCCCTAGCAATTTTCGACACAAACACAGAGCATAGCGCATAGCGCGTGGCGCTCTATTATAGAGTAAAGGGCGAGGGCTTGACATTAGGGGGGGATAGTGCTATACTTATCCCATCGCCAAAGAACTACGGCGTTAGTAGGGCAAAGAGTCCTACTCTATAATAGAGCGAAAGGTAAGCAGATGAATGAATCACCCAATGAATTCTTCGCTAGGCTTATAGCCCATAATCAAGTCGTGAAGAATATCGAAGAAGAAGCAGAGCGCAAGGAAGCCATCCGCAAGGCTGGCGTTGAAGCAATCGAGAGAGCGAGGACATTCGCATGAATGAGCAAGAACTATGGGATAAATTATACGCCCAAATGGATAAAGGCTTAATCACCTATACCGAGATGTTTGAAGAATTGTATGAGCAAGGCTTCAAGTTCGGTATCAACGAAGGGATAGCCCGATGAACGATTATCAAGATGTCGAATTCGCCCATGACTTCATGACAGATGAGGAAATTGCCGAGATTATAGATGTCGAAGCCGAGTTAGATATTGACCTCACAGGATTTGAGG